CGCACCGTGGATCCTAGGCATTCCTTTATCATGAGTGAATACCTTGATGAATTGAAGGAACTCATTAGGAAATGGATACCTGACGAAGAGATGTATATAGAACAGAAGACCAGTTTCTTGTCTCAAGTCAATCTCAGATCAGTAGTCATTGAAGGCCTAAAATTATTGTCAATTATTATAGAGATAGATTCCTGCAAGAAGCATGGATGCGTGCACAACAAGAACAAAACAGTGAATCAGATCTTGAGAGATCATAGGATTGTGGGACCTACTCTACCCGATGTTGTGCCTGATGGTTACAGAGTGATTGGATCAACGATAATCTTGTTGGAGGCTTTTGTTAGGGTAAGTCATGAATCCTTTGAGATCAAGTACAAATCAGATTTTGAGAAGTTGATGCAGTTATCTAAAGACCTTAGTAGATGTGGTCTAACACTCATCCCTGTTGTAGATGGTAGATCAAATTATTATACAGAACACTTTCCAGATTGGACAATAGAGAGAATGAGATGGTTGATACTGAAAATAACTAACTTCCTAAGAGACAACGGGGAAGAGATTGAGGAACTAGAATACTCTAGACTTGTGTACAGTCTCTCAAATATGGAAAATAAAAACTTGGGCCTTGAGTCTCTGAAGATATTGAAAGAAGAAGGCTTAGATTACAAAGCAAAATTGATGTCAGTGATGAGAGATGGTGTCAACTCCAACATGTCGGCCTCTGAATGCAGAGTTGAAATGGCCAAAATTTATGATCAATTTTCTTTCTTGAGAAAAAATGGATTATATAAAGATGTGTATTGTAAGACATCACGAACAGAAATTATCAACTGGTTGAAGGATCATAAATTAATCCTGCTTAGTGGTGAGACCAGGACTGCCATGCTGGACGAGAGGCAGTGCGGTTACTGTAGAAACCACATGTTTAGAATATTGGCAAGTCTGATCAAGAATAAAAGACACTACCAAAGTCTCACCAACCCTAAAAAATGTGGCAGTATACAAAGTCATAAGAAACTACTTTCTGATTGCAACAAGATTAAAGGTTTAAAAGTACTAAATACTCGAAGATTTACACTCCTATGCCTTGATGTCATCATTCTTAACAGTCTACTCGAATTGATAGATGCAGGGGAAATTGATAATGAGTTCTTGGTTAACAACCATTTTAAAAGTGTGAATGATAGACTGGTGTCAATTGATTTGATAATAGACAGATTGAATAAAAAACTAATGAGTAAGCCAAACTGGATTGGTAGTGTCAAATACAAAATGAAGAGGACACTTGAGATACATGGGCTGTACTATGTATCTAAATGGCTTAAACAGGTTGATATTGATTCTTGGTATGAGTTTAAGATGATGCGAGAGCACTCAGATAAATGTGTAAAGCCAACCTTGAAATACAAAAAAGATGCTGCAAGAAAATGTGGTCAACCTGAATTTGGTAGTAGCACAATTTTAGATGATGAAGTTTTCCTTGAGTATCTTGAGGCGCTATCAACCTTGAGTCTTGGTTTAGTCAACTCAATGAAAACAAGTTCAGCTGCAAAATTTCTAATCAATGATAAGAGCAATTACTTTGGTACAGTTCAATGCAATGAGTGTTATTTTCAAGATCTTGATAAAAGTTATAATAGTTTGCTAATTTATCAGAAAACTGGTGAACGGTCAAGGTGTTACGGGCTGATGTTCAAGAGTGAACAATTTGAGAATGTATATGAGGTTGGTGAAAGCTTTTATGCAGATCCTAAAAGATTTTTCTTGCCCATAATGAGTTCAGAAGTCATCTTAAAGATGTGTGTTGAGATGTTATCATGGCTAGACTGGCTGAGTGAGCAAGAGTTGAAGGCTTTTAAGTCAAAACTCTACACTCTAATAATTAATATACTAACTGTTCCAAGTAAGCGAGTTCAGGTTTACCTGCAGGGGTTTAGATACTTAATAATGGCGTTTGTTAATGAACTACACTTTAAGGAATTACAAAATAAGCTAAAGGTCCAACCTTTGACAATTTCAGAGTGTTATGTGTTTACACTAATGGATGATTTAGTTCATCTCTTATTAACAGAAGCCCAAGAGGAAAACATGTCTAAGGTGTTTAGATTTGTTTTAAACTTGTCATATTTATGCCATCTAGTTACAAAAGAAACCCCAGATCGTTTGACTGATCAAATCAAATGTTTTGAGAAGTTTTTAGAGCCAAAAGTTGACTTCAATTCTGTTTTTGTTAATTTGGATTCATCACCACACCTGTCAGGAGAGGTGGAAGAAAAGTTTATCAAGGATCTCAATAGACTTTTCTCCAAAGATTTGGGTGTTGAGGATTTGAAAGACCCTGGAATTTCAAAAGAACTGATTTCATTATGTGCATCATGCTTCAACTGTGGTTTGCTGCCAATGAGCAAAGTCCTTAAACATGACCCACAGTCACCATCATTCACTAGTACAGCCTTGGATATTTCTAGTAACAAAAGTGTTGTCGTTCCGAAGTTAGATGAAGTAGGTGAAACAGTAACACAATATGATTACCAATCATTACTGTCTTCCACTGTTGTTGATATGGCTCAGTCCTTTAAAGACAAACTGAAGTATAAACTTGATAGAAAAAGTATCCAATTTGCAATTTTCAAACGCTTAACAAACATGGTCTTAAAGAGGAAGACAGATCATGATGTAAAAGATGATCTTGATGATGAACTGTCAGAAATTGTAGATGATGATACACTTAGAGTCATAAATGATGTAGAAGCTAATGTCTCTGAATGTCTAAGCAAGATGGGGAAGATCTCCAGAGCTGCCACTGTGGGTGGTCAGAACAATCTAGGTAGGTTTGAAAAAATTGATACATTGAAGAGACTATGGGATAGAGAATCAATGAACTTTATTTTGATGGAAACTTCCCTACATGAGGTCAAGGATTTTGACCCCTCAATATTCCCCATTGAGAAATACAAATCAATGTGCGAGTTAGTTTATGATAGTAAAATGAAATCTGAATTTTTTACCGATGAAGTTTTGAAGTTTTGTCCACTGGATTTGCTGGTGAAGAATTTGGCCACAAAATGCTATTTGGAGGAAGATTTTTTTGAATGCTTTAAATATATCCTCATAAGTGCTGGTTTTGATAATAGAGTTGGTAGGTATGATCACAGAAGTAGATCTAGATTAGGATTTAAAGATGAGGCAATATTAATTAAAGAGAACTCCAGAATTAGTTCAAGGGAAAGTAACTCAGAAGCAATTTCTAGAAGACTTGATAAGAGTTTTTTTACCAATTCTTCCTTGAGGAACTTGTGTTTCTATTCTGAAGAGTCCCCAACTTATAGATCCACTGTGTCATCCAGTGTTGGGAAACTGAAATTTGGTCTTTCTTACAAAGAACAGGTTGGAAGCAATAGAGAACTTTATGTTGGGGATCTAAACACAAAGCTTACTAGTAGACTGATTGAAGATTACTTTGAATCCTTAACCTCAGAGTGTAAGTTCTCCTGTCTTAATAATGATGCAGAATTTGAAAGGGCTCTTTTAGATATGAAGTGTGTCGTAAGGCTTTCAGGTCTAGCAGTGAGCATGGATCATTCCAAGTGGGGGCCATATATGTCACCTGCAATCTTCAACATACTTTTTAGTAATCTGAACCTTGAGTTAAATGACGGGGTGTTTATTGACAAAGCTCCTATTGAGAACCTTTTGAATTGGCACTTACATAAGATTGTTGAGGTACCTTATAATGTGATTGATGCTTATTTGAAAGGTTACACAAAGAGAAGGCTTGGCTTAATGGACAGGTCAAGTACATCCATCACAGAAGACTTCATTTTTAACTGGTTTGCAAAAGGGGTTGTTCCTTCGCACATTTCTTCTGTTCTGGACATGGGACAGGGAATTTTGCATAATACCTCAGATTATTATGGTCTGCTCACAGAACAGTTCATCTTGCAGTGTCTGGATTTTATCTTTGACATCAAGTCAACAGCTTACACATCAAGTGATGATGAGATCCTCTTAAGTAATTCTCCTTCCTTAAAGAAAGTTGATGAAGACTCACTAGATATAAACAAATGCCAAGAAGTACTTGAATTCCATAATTACTTGTCATCTAAATTCAACAAATTTGTAAGCCCCAAAACAGTGGCAGGCTCCTTTGCAAGTGAGTTTAAATCTAGATTCTTTATCTGGTCTCAGGAAGTTCCACTGCTCACAAAGTTTGTAGCAGCAGCACTTCATAATGTAAAAGCAAAATCTCCACATCAGTTGGCTGAAACAGTAGATACAATTTTGGATCAGTGTATAGCAAACGGTGTGTCAATTGAAGTGGTTAAAGCAATTTCAAGAAGGACTAACAAACTTATCACCTATAGTGGACATCCTAAAAATCCCTTTCTTTGTGTTGAAAATACAGACCTGAAAGATTGGGTGGATGGTTCAAGGGGTTACCGTCTTCAGAGGTCAGTGGAGTCACTGTTTAATGATGATGACCTCCCATTGACAATCAGAAACTCATGTAGAAGTTTGTTTCATAGAATCAGATCAGGTGATATACAAGAAGAGTTTCTAATCAATGCATTGCAAACCTCACCTGATGAATGTCTAGCAAAAATGTTGAGGTTGAGTGATGTTGATGAAAGTACAATTGATAAGGTGCTTGAGTTCAGATGGTTGAACTTAAGAGCTCATGGTGACTTAAGATTGGTCTTGAGGACTAAGGTCATGTCAGGCACAAGAATTTTAGATAGGGAAGAAGTGCCCTCACTGGTTAAATCGGTACAGTCTAAGCTTTCAAAAAACTTTGTCAGAGGGGCAAAGAAGATAATCACTGATGCTATTAATAAATCAGCCTTTCAGAGTAGTATTTGCTCCGGCTTCATAGGATTTTGTAAGAGTATGGGTTCTAAATGTGTTAGAGATGGAAACGGTAGTTTTCAGTACATAAAACATTTTTTGAAATCTATCATCTTGCATTCGCATTGTGAAGTCTGCAAACCAGAGATGAGTGTCTTTTGTCGAGCAGCACTAGAGGAGCTTAAACCCTTCTCAAGACCCATCTTTTGGGATTATTTTTCTTTGACTTTTTCAAATGCCTGTGAATTGGGAAATTGGGTTTTTTCGAATGTGACCATTCCTAAAAGAACTCCAACAACAGTAAATCCCAACTTCTTTTGGCCTGTAAAACCAGGGAGCCACACTGAATTAGAGGACAAAGTAAACATGAATCATGTGCTCTACTCAATCAAAAGAAATTTTCCTGACCTTTTTGATGAGCACATTGCTCCATTCTTATCAGACCTTAACTCTCTGAAAATTTCCTGGATACAGAGAATAAAGTTCTTGGATTTATGTGTTGCCATGGATATGTCAAGTGAGTGTTTAGGTATTATTTCGCACATAATGAGAAGGAAGAGGGAAGAATTATACATTGTGAAGCAAAATGAACTGTCTGTTGCACACATGAGGGATTCCTCACCAATGGAAGCAGGGTATCAATTAAACTCATCTGAAATTTGTCATAATTTTCTCTGTCAGTTAGTTTTTGAATCTATGCTTCATCCTGTTTTATTAACCACAGGTCAATTTAAAAAGTACTTCTGGTTCGGTGAAGTAGAACTCCTGCCTAATGAAGCAGATCATGACCTGGGGCAGTTAACTCAATTTGTAATGGATTGCAAAACACTCAACATCTCCAGATGCATGTCCCTCGATGATTTAGATGTTGGATATGTGCATAGCTCAATTCTAATGGGTGACATTTATGTGAACTTTTCTAGTTTCTTACACTTACTGGATTGGGAAAATAGGCGTAATTATAAGACTTTTGATGAGATCATTTTGTGCTCAAGAGAGGACACCATTCCAATGGAAATTGACTTCACTATAAGCCATTCAAGGAAGAGTTTCAAATTTAAATATGAAAGAAAAACTAACTATCACATTAAAAGCAAGGTTCTGGTTCAGAAGGTCGACATAGAAGAGGCACAAAATCAGGGGTTTGACATACTTGAACTTGAAGTACATGAAATTGAATGTTTTGTTAGTGGATCTCAAGGGAACCACATCAGTCTTGATGGAGTGGGTCTCATTCCACTACACCCTCTTTTTAGTGGCAAGGAATTCCTTGATGTTAACAAACTCCTCATAAAGCAGGATGAAAATTTTGAATCCACCCATTCCGTCTTTTCCAAGGTCAAACTGAACTTCAGTAACCACACAAAAGATCTGAAAAATAAGTACTCCTATAAATTACAGGGACCTGAATACAATATGAACCCTTTGCACCTTTACAGAGGGCAAATTATGGAAAACAACTTTGTAATTTCAAGGCTTGATGTTCAGATAACTTCCAGATCAGTCTTCCTTGCTTTGGAAGCACTGGAAAGTGAAGACAGGATTCCTTTCCTGATTTCTTTACATATCTACACAAGATCAAATAACAAGAAAGAAAATTCTTGTTTTATAAGGATGACACAATCTGATCTCTGTCTATTGATTGATTCCTACGAAAAGGAGTTCACTGAAGTACTAAAATCCCTATCGGATTGGATGGACTTTGGTGACTTTGCTCTATGCTTCAGCAACAACTTAAATTGCATCATGATTGCAGACCCAGATGGGCAATTCAAACTCAAAGGTAGACAGTGTAGAAAGGTCTCATCAGCATCAGCACCCCTCGAAATTGACTAATGGACTCCGTGGCCCACGGAGTCCAGGGGCCGAGGGCGCACCCCCCAATGGGGGGTGCGCCCTGGGCCCTATTCTATGGGGTGTAGGGTGGTGCAGATGGCGTGGTTTCAAAGACCAGTTTCTTTGGGAGGATGCCCCCACAGATGCCACAATAATCTGACCTGCTCAACATTGCTGTTAGACACTTCAAACACAAGTAATGATTGCTGCACTTAATCAATCCTTTGTTGGCAAACCAACAAGATTTGCAATTGTATCTCCCATACAGAGTCTGAGGCATATCTAAAGTGATGGGTATTCTACCTTCTAGTTCTTTTTCACCATACCGTTGTTTGACCTCTCTTGAATATCTAAGACCCATTGGGACTTGAAAAGATTTCACTTTGCGCAATGACCAGTAAAGCCTAGGATCCACGGTGCG